ACTCTTTATCCAGTAATTATCAATAATTGCAACAAATTAGTTGCGTGGTTTCGTGTTGCCACCAAGCCACAAACAAAATACAATCAATGCAAAGATAGCAAACGCCATTAACCATTAACTCCTAAGTACATTACAAACGCCATAATAGCAATCGTCACAATGCACGCCTTAAATAGAACGTCAATCATTGTTTATCCGCTAGTGACTGGAGTGCGTGCTTCTTCTTAAACATTAATAAATACTCTCTAATGATTCTTTAGCAACTGGGTCAATTTCTGCCATGTTTTCAAGCAGTTTTAAACGAGCAAGAAAAAAGGGGGCTAACCAAGAAATGCAAAAATTTTTCAACCCCTGCACGGTATTTTTTTGGCCAATCCTCCATTGCAACTTCTGATTCGTTAATCATAAAATTAAGTATTTCTATTTGTCCTGCCAATCGTTCTGGCGATTCAAGTTTAAACAATGTTTCAATTTCCATTTTTTACCCTTTCTAGTACGGTGGTGAGTCTACTATTGCCAAGATACCAAGACTAGGTACAGTTACATAGTCTTCTCCATCTATCTTGATTCCATACGCCATAGACTTGTCAAAGATTACCTTGTCGCCTACTCGTACGTCCATTAGAATAATCGTTCCATTGTCAGCGTATCTTCCAAGACCTACTGCTACAACTTCGCCCTGATTAGGAATTGGTTGAGCATCTTTAGGAATTACAAAGCCTGATTCAGTTACTTTGTCCTCATGGGTTAGTTTAAGAATAACTCTATCTTCAGTCGGCATTGCGTTCAGCATTTAGTATCTCCTCATCTAGTTTCATCATTGCGTCTTCTAATCCTGCTCTATACCCAGACCATTCCATTCCTGTTAGGTCTTTAGATAGTAATTGGAGCGTGTAGAGTTCCGCCTTTACCCTGTTAAGCGCCCCCGCCAAAAAAATCTGGCGAGACATTTCTATTCTTCCGTTGGATTACCTAGTGAGGCTGATAGTGCCTGACCAAGTTCTGCCTCAGTAAGTCCTGCCCTGAGCATTAATGCAAACATGCCCTGAAGGACAATCTGCGCTATTACTACTAGGTCTAGTTCCTGTGCTTCATCACTCATTGGTTTCTCCTGTCTTTAGCCCAGCACGTTCAGCGCCGAGTTCAATAGAACTGCTAAATAATCTCTTAAACATTACATCTGGTTCTGGTGAGTAGTTGGATAGTTGATACACAAAACCCAACATTGCTTCTCGGTATAGTTTGCCTTGCTCTTCTACCGTTAGCCCCACCAAAAAATCTGTGGTTTCAATGTATCGCTTTTCTACTTCCTCTACTGTCATGCCATCTGTGAAGACTGGCACGCCTTTTTGTTTATCACTCACTTATTAACCTTTTTTGTTAATACTGCCCTAAGCGTTCCCTTTTGAAAGATTCCCGCTTTAACTGCTTTGTTCCACTTGTAGACAAAAAAGCCTACCATAATGAAGAACATTGCAGGAAATAGAAATACTAATAGTAATACCATTTTAAACTCCTTTCCATAAATTCAATACGACAATTGTACCACATAAAATGCCCCCTGTCAAGTACCTATCTTAGGCCAATTTTGAAAGTACCATGTCTATAATCGGTAAAAAAGTAAAAGCCTTGTAATCATTGGGTTTTAAAAGTACCAAAAAAGTACCTACAAAAGTACCTACAAGGTGACTTGACAAATTAAAGTTTATCTGTTATACTGGATGGAATCAGAAACAAGCCCTGCTAAATGAAAGGAATACATAATGGCAGTTATTGATTTATCAGCATACGAGGTTACAAAAGTGGCTATGAGTATTAAGTACGCACTTGAAAGCCTCCAAGACAACAACGTTGAAGCCTGTATTGATAGCCTTAACAATGGGCTTTGGTACATTGGCACGAGCGTTGAAGAACTTAACAAACTAGACGAAGAAGGAGTATGGTAATGCAGTTAAGCGTAAAGCAGTTTATTGACATTGACCTAGATGAGATAATGAGTGCTGTCTTTGACAACATTTGGCGTAATCACCAGTCATGGGTTAAGGAGTTCACCTATGGTGGAGAGATGGATGTAGTCCCTGTTATTTACGAAAACCCTTACTGGAATGCTACTGACCCTAGTTCCCCCGAATTTTTAAATAAAGAGGTAAGTAAGTTCACGTTGGTAAATGCTTACATTGCACTACTAAAGGACAAGAAATACCATTGCGGAGAACCCGTACCAGACAACCTTGACGAATGGGACACCTGTGTTTCTGGTTACGTTTTGCAATACGCTTTGTTCGGAGAACTTATTTTTAATTGATTTGCATTTTGTTCAAAAGTGTGCTAAGATTGATGTATCAAGGAAAAGCCTTGATTTTTTAAAAGGAGTGAAGTATGCGTACAATTGTTGAAGTAGATGAACTTGGTTTGAAGATGCGTGAACGTTGGGATACTTATTCTAATGGCGAGGAAACGCTTTATCGTTTGCCTCCTATTTTTTATTATGACCACCGTAACCGTGATTTGCCTTGCGGGATTATTGTTGCTTGGACAAAAACCTACGTTGAGGTTTCAATGACTTGGGACGAAGCATGGGAATTATTGAATGATGCTGACTATTACACAAAGGGTTACGACTCTTATGATTCGTTTGAAATGCGCTCCATTATTAGTTCTGCCAAATCAACCGTAAAAACGCTTGCCAAGTATGGCGTTGCTTACAAAAAATAAATTTGACAAAATAGAATTTATGTGCTATACTAGATTCCATCAACGACAAGCGTTGGTGAATTAACGAAAGGAACTTAATTATGCATGTTTTACACAGAATTGCAGTAGAGGCAGAAAACGCCCAAGAAGCGAAAGACCTTGTTCAAGATTACATTGAAGAAAGTGGTAATTTCAATTGGTCAGACTGGTCAGTAGTTGGTGGTCGTTGGGGTGAAGAAGATACCGTTATCAGTTATTCAGAAACCCCTGAAAAGTTTTTGGAAGCCGTTGAAACGGCAAGGCAATGGCGAGTTGAACAAGTCAATAGTTACCTTGCGAAGGTAGATGTTGAGCATGTTACGAGTTTGCTAAAAAATTACAACGGCGAAGAACTTGCTTTTAACGACCAAGATGGTATGCAGGCTTGGCGACTTGGGAAAGCATTAGAAATAGCAAATGGGGACAGTAACCCGTACGGTTATTTTTACGACATGGTTGATGGTGGTGCTGGTGATGAGTACCTCAAAAAACGTATAGAAGAAAATCCTACCGAGCAATACTTAGTAGCAGTAGATTTTCACTTTTAGGACTTGACAAAATACAATTTGTGTGCTATACTGGTTCACAACAACTAAACGGGCTAATAACCCAGAAAGGCGGTACAGAATGAGTGAAGAAATTAAAACATTTGGTGCAGACAATACGGAGGTAGTTTGGTTTGCCGAACTAACCGAGGGCATGATTGGTCATTTAGAGGCTGATGATTTGGCTGAATTGATTGATGCTCTTAGTGAGGCTGTTGCCAGTATCTGTGACGATTACAAAGTGGAGGGTTAACAATGATTAACAAAGACAAGTGGTGGAAGTTCACCTATGTATGTGACCCTGATGATTGTGACACGCTAACAGAGGTTACAACGCCCTCTGCTGGCATTAGCGACCCGAAGTGTTTTGTTTGTGGTCGAATGATGAACTTGGTATCTATTAGAGATGGGGCAAAGCAATGAGTAAGCAGATTCACTATGTGGTTAGGTATGACACCGAGACTAGAACATTCTCGATTGACACAGACACCGCCAATGCAGTTTTTAACAATGGCAACGTTTATAACGTGGAGACTGACGAATGGGGTTGGATTGAAGGCGACAATGCAGAAGATTGCGAACACGCCCACCAGTCTTGGAGCATGCTAAACGTAATGATTGACGATTTTAAAAGTGCTGGAGAGGGCGCTTATGCTTAAAGCAAAGGTGCGCAAAGACCTAGTTGAAGATGAACTGGCGATTGGTGTATTGGTTGTTATTGGTTGCGGTGTTGATTTTAGAGAAAGATTTATGGAAGGTGATGAACTAGGTGAGTGCAACGTGCTTACTAGTGACGATTACAACAACTATGTTCTTTCTTGGCTTAACCCCGAAGGAGAAACACAACTGATTGTTGCTGACGGGGCTGATTTAGATTTTTTTGTAAGGTGACTTGACAAATTAAGTTTTATGTGTTATACTGGTATGTATCAAGGACAAGCCTTGATTCTTTAATAGAGAGGAATTACAAGTATGGGAACGAGAAGTGTATTAGCAATTATTGAGGGTGACGGTTTCAAGGGCCGTTACTGTCATTGGGACGGTTATCCCGAATCAATGGGCGCTCGCCTTTGGCAGAGTTACCGAGAAGTAGAAAATGATGCAGACGCTCTAATTGAGTACGCTGTAAAGCCAAGTCAAGACGGGCGTTGGTCTTCTTTTGTGCCACCGTCAGAAGTGGCTGAGACTGAGGAAAAGTACGGTACTCATGGAACGGCAACGTGGCGTGACGAAACGGACTGTGGTTTCATTCATTCAACTGGTGATGACTGGGGTACTGAGTGGGCTTATGTTATTGGCGACTTGGCTTTAACTGTATTTGAGCGCCGATTTGGCAAGCCTAACGGAGACCTCGGACATGGTACAGGTATGTTTGGAATGGGGGCTAGTGACACCGAAGTAGGCGGTTACTGGGCGCTTGTTGGAACGTACTACTGGGACGAGTCAGAACCTAACTGGGAACTTGTGCAGAACACGCTTAACGCCGACAGTATCGAGGTGAACTAATGGGTGCTGATTTTACTTTTGCAATTTGCAACATTCCCGTTGATACAAACAATACAATGATTTTGTCCGGCGACAACTTAAAGCGTGCTGTAACTGAGCGTTTTTTAAAAATTTCTCGTGAGGACGATTTATTTTTAACAACGCTTGAAGATTGTGGTGTTCTTTATTCAGAAGATGATGAAGATGTTGAATCAATTATTGCCGACAAAGCAAACGAAGTTGCTGATTTTCTTAGTAACTGGGGTGTTTTGCGAGACGTTTCAGACTTACATCTTGAGGGCAAGCATTACTTTATTACTGGCGGTATGAGTTGGGGAGATGAACCCACCGACAGTTACGACATAATTAACTTAATTGATGCTTTGGGAATTACTAACGAACCATTTACGTCAGAGGAATTGGCATGAATTGGGACGATTGGGTAAAAAAATACAAGCCAATAACAAATCCATACAACACTTGGGATTCAATTCAATTTGAAACCTTTGGCGAAGATTGGGATTATGTAAAAAACTTAGACGAACACTATGTATGGACAGCAATTGACGTTGATGATGACGTGACCGTTGCTGGGCGTGCTTATGTGAACCGATTGCATTACTACGTCACCGAGATTGCTTGGGAAGACAAAGACATGGAGTTAGAAGTTATTGATGAAGACTACGAAAAGGAGGAAGACGAATGATTCATGTTGAAAAAATGATTGACGAGATGGACGATTTAGAGGCCGACTTTCTTATGCCTTTTAACGTTTCGCTATTGGAAGACTATTGGTTTGCAATGGAGAACGTAAATGACAATGGTAATTGGCTTGGTTACATTGTCCATAAAGACGGTGATGAACTACCAGTTGCTTACAACGCTTCTAACGGAATGACTAAGTATGCAAAAAAGACTTCGGCCTACAAGCCTTTTGTTGATGATGCTAACAAAATCTTTCCGCTTGACAGTTGCGCCATTGACACCATGAGTGCATTGCTTGTGTTGTGTGAGGCAAACAATTGGGACGAGGTTGAAGATGACCTCTAATCACACTTACAAGGCAACGTGCAGGGAGCATGAGCAATGGAAATTTCTTAGCAATGATGAGAACAAAGTTTTCTTTCATGCTGGGTTTCATTGTGCTGAATACACTTGCCCCGAAAGCAACATTGGCATTGAATTGATTTGGTTGGGTGTGTAATGGCTAAACGTTGGGACAAAATTAAAGAAGGTTGGGGTCGCAACGATTTTCCAGCATTGCTAGTGGAGAACTGGAAAAACATGAACAACAAGGAGTTGGCTATTGCAATTGCTGATTCTTGGACAATGCCTGAATGGCCTGCTCGGACACTTGAACCTAAGTATTGGGTAACTCTATTCAACATGGTTTTAAATGATGACGGCACAGGCTACTTAACTGATAACGGAACGATTTTATCTACCAGTTCTTTGCCCGAAAATTTAACGTTGTATCGAGGTTGTTATTCAGAGTTTGCTAGGGGCATGTCTTGGACTAGTTCCTTAGAGCGTGCTAAGTGGTTTGCATCCCGCATGGGTGGCAATGGAAATGTTTATACCGAGACTTTTCCTAGAGAATGTGTTATTGGTAAGTTTGATGGCAGGAACGAAGAAGAGTATGTTTTGGATTGCACTATGTTTGGAGAAGATGACGTGCAACTATTAGAAAGGATTAGGGGATGACAGAGGAGATTAAAGACTGTCTTAATTGCGGTTGCGAATACGGTTCTCATCTTTGGAACATTAATCAAAACCCCGAAGGCAAACCTGATTGGGAAGAATTAAATTGCAAAGAATGTGATTGCGATTTGTATTATCCGCCCGAAGAACTTGAAGTTTTTTAAAAAATCTACGAGAGGAAAAAATGTATAATTTTTATAACGTTGATAGCGAAAAATGGACTATTGCTTTATACGAAAAACTAGGGCGTGCTTACAAGGAGATTGGTATTTTCTTTGAAGACGTAGTTGTTCGTTCAGAAGCATTTGAGTTGTTTGGCGAGATGTGCAACGCCGTACCAACATGGCAGGCTGTTGAGTATGCACTTGAAGTGGATGCTCAGGGCGGTGAAATACCAGCATTTGAAGTTCGTTTAATAGATTCTAAAAACAAAGTTTTAGCAACTGTTCTTTGGGATGTTGAAAGCATAAAGCAATGTGTTGCAGACTATAAAAGCAGAAACATTAAACAATACAAATTAACTTTGCTTGCAGAGATTGATGAAGAAGACATTGAAGAAGACATTGATTGGGAATTGCTTGCAAACACGGGAAAATTAACCGTACTTGACATTCAGCCCAATTAGTGCTATAATGGTTACATAAAGAAAGGAGTAGTATGGATTTTAACAACAAAAGATTTGATTACATTAGTGATGCACCGTTTGACACATTGTTAAGCAGTGTTTCTTCACAGGGCATTAAAGTAACAGCCATTGCTGTTCCTGAGGATGCAGTTACAAGCGAGGAAAAACCTTACGATTACATTGAATTGCCTGACGGGATTGAAACAATTATTGCTATTTCCGAAAAGTTTATTCAAGACTTGATGAAAGAATCTAAGTCAGACTTCTCTAAGGGTTATACCCTTGGAATGTTTGTTAATCATTTATTGCAAGAAAAACTTACTGAACTGTTGGGGGAAGATGAGTGAGCAACAAGAATTAATTAGGGCAAGGCACATTATTGAAAAAGCAGAACGTGATGGTTCTAACGTTGTTGATACTTTGAAATCTCACATGGTAAGCAACACGCTTATTGAAGAATTAACTGGAGAGGCAGTTGTTCTTGCAAGGCGTGAGCAAAAACGTGACATGGACAAAGAATTGCAAGACTGGTGCAGGATAAATGCAAGTTTGGAATTGACAACTGCAGAGATTCAAAGTATGCTTAAGGTAACGGATTCCTTAGCATTGAAGTTGGTGAAAAACACTGATTACTTTGTTAAGGTGAAGCGCGGACTTTACAGAGTTCGTGATGGTTTAGCGGAACGGGAGGCCGTTAAAACAGGCAAAATCCTTGACTAGTAGGGTAGAGAGTGGTAGTGTTGCGACAGTTCTGTCGTAGCCTACTGCCCGAGGCGTACGACGCCGTTGGGCAGTCCCTTTCTCTGCCCAACGAGTGCAGTGGCACTAGGGGGAACGACTTGGTGCCACTGCTTACCTCTCACAAATAGCGGAAGGTCCGCAGTTTTTAAAAAAAGTTTCAGAAAGGAAAAATAATATGAGTAACTTAACTAGGGAAATTAATCCAATGAAGGCAGAAAGCCCTCGTCCTCGTAACTCTGCAGGTGGTCGTGGACCATCGTCTAAGACTATTGCTCGTCGTGAGCAATTGCAGAGCCAGCCGGGAACGTGGTTTGTTTGGAAGGAAGATTCAAAGACTGGTGGAGACACCGGACAGGCTCTTCGTACGCTTCTAGGAATTAGCAACATCACTGGTGTTGACCGTAGTGGTTTATCATACGAAGCAACAGCCCGTATGAGCGAACAAGGCACTTGGACTATCTATGTTCGCTACGTTGGCGAGCGCAGAGAGTTTGCAACTGCTGAATAATTTCCCGTGTCGGAAATAGAGAATCCCCCGCCTTTTGGCGGGGGATTTCTACTTTGCGTTGTGGTATAATTGTTGCATGAACAAACCCGAAGGCATTACATACATTGCACAAGACGGCTCTTTCGGAGACGCCAACGGAATCATTATTATCAAGAATTCAGACCTTGCTGAGGGTGTATTAGAAACCCTTACAACAGCGCCAGATAAACGTAAATGGGCATTTGAGCAGTTAAGTAATATTGATTACCAGAACACTGTTGTAGAGCATTCTGGCACGTTTCTTACAACCACTCAACGCACAAGCCTAAATAACCAAGTTAGAGAATTCTATCTTGGCAAGAACTACACGCTTAATCAATAACTTCAGCGTCAACAATTCCTGACGCCCAACTTGGCTCCATGTCGCCACCAAGTTCAATCATGCTGTTTGCAAACATTTGACGAGCAATGTCAATTTGCGATTCAGACAATTTTAGGTCTTTGCTAAGAATAATTGCCATGAAGGCTGCTCCAACCAAACTGGCTTGATGTTCTTCAAGTTCAATTACTCGTTTGCGCAAATCGTATTTCATCATAAACTCAAGAGCATTTTGATATCGCTCCCAAGCACGTTCCATAACTTCAATCAATGCTCTAACGTGTTCAACGCCAGCCTTGTCAGTTACTTCCAAAATGCCGTTTAGTTCGCTCATCTTGTCTTCAAGAATAAGTGTCCATTGTTTCATCTTTGAAGCAAGTTGAAACGCTTCAACTTCTGGTGGCCCGAGTGGTGTTGGTTCACCTAGTTGTTCTGAAAGTGTTGCAAGTTCTTTTTTCATAACAGTCTGAACTGCGCCAGTAGTGTGCTTGGCTGTATTGCCAAGATGCCACTTACAAGTTCCAGCCCCAAGGTGATTAGTACCCATGCCTGCTGTTTTGTAACAGTAACGAGTAATACCCAATTCCTTGAGTTCTTTATTCTTAAGCCTTGCTCCGCATTTACCTTCTAAAGGTTCTGCGCTTCCCGGCAACTTTTCTTCTGGGTGCAGTTGCGCCCAACGTTCTTCATCAGTCATTGTTAAACCACCAATCAGGTAATGCCCAATCTGAAGGCATGCCTAGTCTAACCATATGTGCGCATGGGTCGCTACCCTCTTCCCATGCTCTTTCTTCAGTTTCATGTAACGGCATTGCATCATGCGTAGAACAAAATTGTTCAGTGCAAAATCCGTTTTCAGTACCGTACTTCAACCATTCGTCAAAATTCATTTTTCCCTTTCATTACCATCCTCGTCCACAACCGTATTGGTCGGGAACATAATTTGGTATTCCTGCCGATGCTTGTATTTTTATAGCAATAAATACTTGTTGTTCTGGAGTTGCATCATACAACGGTCCGAACAATTTAAATCCTCCGTAGGCGTACCAATTTGAAACAAGAATACCTATTCCGCCTTGATAAACACTTCCCATTGAATGCCAATTACTTCCAGTCTCACATTGAGCAACCTTTAACCACTTATCCATAATGTCAGGTGACACAAGCGGTGGTGGAACCATTGTTGGCAACGTCGTTGGCGCATCAATGTGCGTTAAAGAAGGCGGTGCAACCGGTGGTGCTGTTAGTGATGCTGGGTTCCATGATTGTCCTACGGCAATTGTTGTACTTGTTGATACCGTTTCCGCCGAGGGATTTGGTGAACTAACACTGAATACAGCAAGTGACAATAGAACGATAGAAAGATATTTCATTTAACCTTTTCTACTTCGACCCACAGTAAAGATTTTTTACTGGGCCAGCCACGCTTGGGGAGTATTTAATTGCTACTTCCACAGCGTAACTTAGTTCGTTTGGGCCTATGTCTTCGCAACCTTCTAAGTAACCGAGGGCATAGGGGGAACCGCTACCAATCGCCAAATACGGCGACTCCATTTCAATCATCGCAAAGTCACCTTGAATGATGACTAATGGACGACCGGGCCAAGCGCAAAGAATCTCCATCTCTTTGATGGATTCATCTTCACCCTTCACTTCTTTGAGCATAGAAACAATAGTCTCCGGACTCACTTTCCTTGCCTTTAACTTCGACAAAAGATTTATAATGCGCCACGAACCAGCCGCTCCTATAATGCCGTTGCCAGCATGAATAATTGCTTTTGGTGTTGAGGCGGATAGAACCATGTCATCGTCGCTTGATGCGGAGTCAAATGACATACCGCACCAATTTTCACTTGTACATGCAACAACTACTGTCATTAGTCCCAAATTCCTTCAACCAACAAAGTGCGGTGGCGAACAATTCTGTCTGGCCATGTTACACCTTGCAAACGGTCTCCACGAAAACGTTTTACATTTAACATTGTTTCATCAACTTTGTCTTTATACAATGATATACCAATTTCAGGCCACGCCATCCAGCGCTGTGAACCCATTGGCGTTAGGTCACGTTCTCCAGCCTTACCCTTAGCCGCGTGATGCTCCATAACAAGGGCAAACTTGTATCTCGTTCTAAGGTCATCAAGTACAGCCATTGCAGAGTCAGCAGAGTCTTCGTATGTCTCGTTAGGTTGCCTGCGATACATTTTGTAAATAGGACCAATAACAACCAAGTCTGGTTTATGAGCCGCAATTTCACGCTGTACTTCTGCCTTGTCGGACAAATTTCGAATCTCAATACCACCGGGACGACGATAAATCTTTAAACGTTCTTCATCAAAAGCAGTACCAACTCTTCCAGCCATGTGTCTCATGTATGGTTCAGCAGTTTCGGTAATTGCTTGCGTTGGGTTTTCAAGGTCAATAATCAATACACGCTTAGGTTCAATTGGCTTGTGACTGAATGGATGAATGCCTTGCGATACTGACATAGCAATCGTTCTAAGTAGAAGCGACTTACCAGCACCTTCTTCTGCAACAACAATTGTTCGATAATCTTGGTGCATCATTCCTGGAATAACAACTGGTGCAATCGCTTCCGCATTCGCAACAAGTTGGCTAATAGTCATTGCTTGTGGTTCAAGCGAACGCATCGAGCCAACGCCAGTCAACATCTTTCCCATGCCTGATGCAATCTCGTACGGGTTCTCGCCTGTCAACAACAAGTTCTTGTATGTATCAATCTCTCCAATGAGTTTGCGACTAGAACTGTGCTTAAGAACTATTGCACCGTACTCACTAGCGTTCTTCCATGAAGGAACGTTTAGAGACATGTTGACTAACTTGGAAGCAACTTCTTCGTCGTTGATTTCACCAGCAATTGTAACTGGGTCAATCTTTACGCCCCTTGAAAAGAGACTGCGAATAGCGGTAAAAATCCTTGCGTTCAAAGGATTGTAAAAATCCTCGGGAAGACAAGAATCAATGCCTTCTATAACTGCTTCTATAGACAGAAGCATTGAACCTATCAATGCCTCTTCTGCCTGAAAATCGTGGGGTATGGTTTGCCCGTTCACCAATAACCCTTTCTAGTAAGTGGTAAATTCTAATGAATGACGACGGCCTTGGTTGTCAAGTTTGTAAGGCCTGCCGTTTATGTCAATAGGTTGCCCTATTTCGTTAGTGGGACGACTGTAGTTCATCTTGACAGGATTATCAAGTATTACTTCTCCGTCCACTGGATTAATCCAAGTCTTCAACTTATCCCAGTCTTCGTAAATCTCAGCAACGATAATCTGCTCTGGTGTTAGTGGGAAAACATCATCTTGTTTGCCAAGATAGTCTTCGTATCGCCTGCCCGGGCCGAAGAACGTCTTGGGGTGTAACGTGTACGTAGGATTTTCGTTCTTCCTCTTTAAAGCGTAGTTCTTTACTGCTTGCATCAATGTTTCGTAAGGAACCTTGTCATCTCTGATACGACCGTTGTAAGCCTCAAATGCTCCCGGCTTGTTTTCCTTTCGAGGATACAAAAGCCATAGTGCCTCAAACTCAGGAGTATAAACTTTAGTCTTACGAGTCTTCTTTACCTCGACTTTTGGCGAGACTATATTATTATATATATTATTATTATTATTCCCCTGGACATCTGTGTCCACCCCCCTGGACATTTCTGTCCCCCCTGACAAATTTGTCCCCCCTAATTCGGGGTTGTAAGGCCATAGGTAGTAGACATTAGTTTGTTGTTTATTGTCCTTAAAACTACTTTTAACAATAATCGCTCCAACATCGCTTAGTTCTTTAATTTTGCGACGAACAGTACGAGCATCAACTTTAAGTAAATTCGCAAATGAACCGTGAGAGGTGTTGGCAATAAATACTTCGCCCATAAGAATTGCCTTCATGTAACCAAAAAGAACTTTGGCCAATGGACTTAAGTCGGGGTGAACCAAAATCCACGAAGGCGTAATAATAGACTTTTCTCCAGTTAAATCGCCAATAATTGTTGCGCCATCAAACTTAAGAGAGTAAATCGCTTTGCCCTCATGGTCGTATCTATCTGCCCTCATTTGCTCATTCCCCTTTCAGCAAGCGTTTTGACGAGTTCGCCAATAATGCTTCCTTGTTCCTCAACGTCAACACCGTCAGTAACGGAGTTAACAACTTTTTTCTTCTTGTCTAACAGACTGTACATGTCTTCGTCAATGGTCTCAGGTGCTAACAAATACCATGCTGTTGCACCGTGCATGTCATTAACTCGACCATAACAACGGCTGGCACATTGCTCATGTATAGCGGGTGTCCAACCTAGTTCACAGAAGACTACATCACTTGCGGCTGTAAGTGTTAAACCCTCACTAGCGGCTGTCATGTTTGCTACAAATACTCGTACTTTCGGGTCGTTCTGAAACGAGTCCACTGCATTCTGTCGTTCTTCGACTGAAACTCCGCCACGAATCTTCACTGCTACATCTTGGTACCGAGCATACAGTTTTTCAACCATTTCGATATGTTCCGCAAAAACAATGACCTTTTCACCCGTACCTGACTCTAGGAAGTTGTCCAACCACGAAGCAGTGCTTTCAAACTTGATTTTCGACACCGCATCACGAAGTGCGGTAATACGAACAAGATTAACCGAGTTTTCAAGAGCAATCTTCTTGCCCCAGTAAGCACTAGAGCCGTCACTGCCTTCTTCTTCGGCAATATCACGCGCACGTTGGGCAAAATACTCAACAACGTCGTCTTCGACTACCTTGTATGAAGCCATTTCTTCAGTAGAAACTGATAGATATTGCACGGCGTTTCGCAATTCTGGCAGTTCTCCATAAACGTCCATTTTGTTGCGACGTACAAAACAAGTTTCACGCATTTTTTCGTTAAGTTCTTTGGTATTAAGAGCAACGTTGCGCTTTGGTGCGTAACGGTTCTTAAATCTCCAAACGCCACCGAAACTGTCCAACTGACCAATGGCTTCAAGTTGTGGAATTAGTTCTTCGGGGCGGTTCGTAATCGGCGTGCCGGTGAGTAGGAGTACAAAGTTCTCGGGTCCAAGCGACTTCGCCAACTTCATAACGGCATCAGTACGCTTAACTGTCCAAGTTTCTCGGGGGCGAATTGCCAACGCACCACATTCTTTGCATACTGCGGTGTTTGCTCGGCACGGTTTTTCACATTCCGGGCATCGCCACTTTTTCTGCCCGTTTTTAATAGCGTGAGATTCATCTACAACAAGTGAAACAAAGCCATGTTCCATAATGTTTTTGTTGCGTTGATATAAAATATCGTAATTAACAACAATTACATCACAGGGTTCAATTTCCTCTGACTTACCACCATTGAGTATCGAAACGGTCAAATTTGGAAAAAATTTTTTAATTTCCCGCTCCCAATTTATTTTTAATGTATTAGGACATACAACAACAGCAGGGAAAGCGTCTTCCGATGCAAGGGTAGCAATGGCTTGTGCCGTCTTCCCAAGTCCCGGTTGGTCGCCCAAAATGCCCTTACGGACTTGCTTCAAATAAGCAATTCCGGCTTTTTGGTATGGAAGGAGCGGGATTTGTATGCCCGGAACATCAAGGTCAGCGTTCAAAGATTCCGACGCCTCACGCATGGTTTTGGCCTCGTTCATTACATTACGAGCGGTTTCCATAAGGCTGTCTTCAATAGTGAGGTTATGCAAAAGGGCAAAACGAATCGCTTGCATAATGTCACGTTTAGGAACTAGCCAAGAACGAGATTTTCCGTTCCATTTTGCGCTAGGAACAGAAGATTTAATGGCCGTAATCATCTTGGGGTCGTAGTTAAAGCAGATAATAACGGAATCCCCGTCCATTTCCACTTGAAACTCTTTGCCCGAATCAGTAAAATACTTTTTAACGTCTGAGTCTTGCAATTCAGGCGCCAATGTGATATTATGTGTGTTAGCAAGATTGCGAACTTCTATTATGGAAGAAAGAGGGAAAGTATTAACTTTCATCTCCCCATCCCAACGACGACCCGGAATATTGCGACTATCCTCAACAAGTTGTTTGTTATACTCGGTTTTCAAAATAATAACATTATTTTGAATCCAAGCGTAATTGTTTGCAGGAACGTTTTGCATGTTACTATTATAACACAGAAAGTTCCGTTTGTCAATACTTGACACAGAACAAATGTTCGGATAACATGTAGAGAAATTTGAAATTTGAAAATGGAGGTTTTATGGCAAAGAAAGCGGTAACTCAGGGTAAGGACAACTTAGCCTCAGTTTTAGCAGAGATTAACAAGCAGTTTGGTGCTGGTTCTATTATGAGCCTGAGTCAATCAGACGTAGTGCCTGTTGATGTAATCACGACTGGTATTTTGCCATTGGACCTTGCCCTTGGTGTGGGTGGTCTTCCTAGGGGTAGAATTGTAGAATTTTTTGGGCCACCTTCTTCGGGCAAATCCACCCTTGCTCTTCACGTAATTTCTGAAGCCCAAAAAATGGGACTGACATGTGCCTACGTTGACGCTGAGCACGCCCTAGATGCCGTTTACGCGGACGTAATTGGGGTTGACCTACCCAGCCTACTAATCAGCCAACCCAACACCGCAGAACAAGGTTTGGAGATTACTATTCGCCTTGTAGAAAGTGGTGAAATTGGTGTAGTTGTTATTGACTCTGTTGCCGCTTTGGTTCCCCGCGCTGAAATTGAAGGAGAAATGGGCGATGCCCATGTTGGACTTCAACCAAGGTTGATGGGACAAGCATTAAGAAAGTTGACAGGAACCGTATCAAGAACGAATACTTTGGTTATTTTTATTAATCAATTGCGTGAATCAATTGGAAAGATGTATGGGCCAAGTGAATACACACCAGGCGGTAAGGCATTGCCTTATTACGCTTCGGTTCGACTAGACATTCGACGTATTCAAACCATTAAAAAGGGTGAAGAAGCAACCGCTAACCGAACCCGAGTAAAAGTTGTAAAAAACAAAGTTGCACCACCGTTAAAACAGGCTGAGTTTGACCTTGAATATGGCGTTGGTGTTCCAAAAGCCAATGCTCTTCTTGACTGTGCTATTGACACAGGTATCTTGCGCCAGTCTGGTGCTTGGATATACTATGAGGGCGAGCAGTTTGCAAACGGAAGATTGAAAGCAAAGGCCAAACTAGAAGAACAACCAGAATTGTATGAAACTATATACAATCAGGTAATTGCTACAATGGAAAACAAAAATTTTAAAATAGGACTTGACAATGACGAAAATTAATGCTAAACTAGATAACGAAAAGAAAATTACAAAGGCAATTGAGAAGTGGTACAAAAAGCATGCTTACGGTCCGAGTTATCGTGACCTATCGGAGATGACTGAAATGTCCCTAGGAAATGTCTTTAGTGCTTGTCAGCAATTGAGGGAAGCAAAAGTAATTACTTTCCAAGATGGTGTAGCAAGAACAATAAAACTATTGAATAAATAAACACAAACAAGAAAGGAATAACAAAATGGGCAAGCATTTGAAGTGGGAGGAACCGCCAGTAAAGTCGGCTGTTCCTCGAAAGAGTACAAAGAAGTATCGTAAAAAGACGTATGCAACACGTCTCAAAGAGAAGCCGGGTCAATGGGCTGTCATTTATGAAGGTGACAAAGTTGGTTCTGTTCCAACATCACTTCGTGGTCCAGAATTTGAGCGAAAGCATGGTCGGGAGATGGTCGGTCGAAAGATTATCCACCGCGTCTATGTTCGATACATTGGAAATAACGTTGATGTTGCTTCTATTGAAGAGTTGGTGTCACACCCTATTGATACCGTTGACGAATATCAAGAAATGATTAAGTCAATGGTGGCTGATGCAGTTCGTCAAACCATCAGGGAACTTCAAAAGGAGAGTGTTCAATGAATAAA